CAAAGCCGCTAATGATGCTGTTGAGGAAGCTATGGGCAAAACGTCCGATGCCTTCGTTATATTAGAAGGCACGGCGAGTCGTAAAGAAGTCTTGCAAGCAGCAGATAATATCGCTGTCTCTGAGCCATCGTTACTTGCAGCCGCTCGTGCAGAAGGCCAGCATCTAGGGTTCATACCGGGCCGTCATGTCATCAAGAACGAAGCCGCATTTGCGGCTGAGGAACTGACTGAAGAGCAGCTTGATAATCTACGGCGCGAGTTCGTTGAACAACTGCCGAGGGAAATCGAGACACTGGTAGATGAGGGCGTAGACATCCCTATTGCCGGAGCCGTTCCAGAAGGGGTTGATGTCCCAAGAGGCGTCGCAGAATCTAAGCCTCGATATCGTAAGGCTACTCCTGAGTTCGATAGCCCCGTAGATAAAGCACTCTATATGAAGAGTGCATCGTTCTTACGATGGGCTATGGATGTTACTGGTATGACTCGCACAGAGGCGCTTGCTGCTAAGGCACACCTCAAGAGAATCATGAAGGGACTGTATGACGGTTCTGAGAGTTTTCATGTACCCGCCCAATACGAAGCCTCACGTACTGCACGTGCTGCACCGACCCCTACGCCAACACCAGTCAGACGGATGGTCGATTCAGGTGGCCCCTTAGCTTCGCCTATCTCTCCTGAGAGCGCAATATCAGAACGGTTACAACGTCCTAGATTCGTCGAGGCTGCATCAGTTGCATCGGCTGGGCCTAGAGTCGTACCTGTTGCTCCGCCCCGTGCTGACCCTACTCTCTTTGGTGATATTGACCTATTCCATATCGTCGATACCGCCAGCGAGACAGGAGAGGTTGTGGCCGCTATAGAGATACGGAAGCCTGGGAAGGACGGCGCTGCACAAATCCAGGCATTCTATCCAACCGTCGAAGGCGGCGGTGCAGGGATGTTCGGCACTGATGGTATCAAGAAGATTGTGCAGCAATTAGGCGACCTGTATCCTGATTTAAATAACCTTCACTTCGGAGCCATCCCTGCGAGAGTTGATGGTTTTGCCGAGTATGCTACGGGTGGTGCAGTCGAAGATATGGCACGGAGACTGAATGCCACCCCTATAGCGGATGATGCGGCAGAGCAACTAGACCAAGCATTCCCCCGTGCTAGTTCATTAGACAGTGAATACTCTGAATTGATGGATTCAGGATGGGCTATATGGGGTATCCCTGAAGGCATAAATGGCGGCAGTGATTCACTGGGCGCACGCCTGACGCGGATGTACGACCCAGGTCATGGTGGGGCAGGTACTCCTATCGACCACATGATTGTAGGTGGGGAGATGTTCCCTAAAGACCCAAGCAAGTTAATCTATAACATGTATGACTGGGATTATTACAACGACCTATTCGATTCCCCTGGTAAGTTGACTGAGCAAGCCTTACGCATCCCTGGTATAGGTAGGGTTGTCCGTGAGGTCGGTGGGATGTGGAACAGGGCGCAGTTTGACCGTGATAATCCTGTTGCCTGGTTGGGGCATCGCGTCGAGATATGGAAGAAGTTCGAGAAGGCCAGGATGCAGGTCAACATCGACGCCTGGTGGGCCGGAGCCAAGGACGAGCTAGGCTTCAAAGAGATATACGAGCGTCAGATAATTGATTGGGCAAAGGGAGAGCAGGGCACTTGGCGTGCCACCAAGGTTTCGGGCTATGACCCTACAAAGGTAGCAAGCAATTCGCTGCACGGTACATTGGACGATATCCTTGAAGACCTTGCCAAGGCTAGAGCCGATGCGGCCTATGCTGCCTCTCCTGACCGTGCCTATAAACTGACAACGCAACAAGAACTATTCCTTCAGCAAGGCATGGACTTACAGGACGATATGTTCCGTCGGGCTGCCGATGAGGGTATTGATGTCGGAGAGATGGCCGAAGGATATTGGCAACGTATCATCATCCGTGGCCCTAAAGATGACCCTAACGCATTTGCCAAGTATTGGAGGAATGTCGCCGAGGCTCCTAGGGGCGCTACTGTCCGGCAGACCTATCGGTATGAACGTGCCTTCGAGACTATGCAGGAAGCGGTAGAGGCAGGGTTCGTATACGATACCAATCCACTGGCTAGGCTTGGTGCTAGGTTGGAAGCAGGCATCGACTCCATCGCGCATTCCCGTGCGATGGGCGAGATAGCAGTGATGGAAGGGGCAGACGGCAGGCCGCTATTGAGTCAACACGACAGGCTATTACTGAAGAAGCCTGATGGTAAATTCTGGTTCGCCAACGGCCCCCGCGTCTGGGAGACATTCGATGAGTCCAAGCGTATCTATGCTGCGGCGAAACGGGCACATTTAGCCGAACCTGATTCAGTCGAATTATTGGATGACTTCCGTGCAGCAGAAGCGAAGATGAATACGGCTAAACGGCAGGTGGAGGCCCAGGCAGGTGCCGGGTTCTATGATGCCGTGCTAAACGGAAAGATTGGGGACGCATCCCTCATTGCCGATATCAAGAAGTATATAGATATCCCTGAGATACAGAACTCAAGGCTTGCTACCAGGCCGATGGATTCCCCAGAGGCACGATTTGTTAAGGAAGTATCGCAGATGGCACGGTCATTGATGACCAACGTAGACTTAGCTGCGGCTGGTATTCAAGGTAACATCTTGATATTCCGTGACTTCAATTCGTGGGTGACTGCGGTAGCTGTGAGCTTAGAAGCATTTATCCGCAAGCCTGAAGCGTACCTTGCTAGGAACCGTGCCATCCTAGAGGAAGGCATGTCAGTTGGTGCAATCATCCGTCCGACTGAATTTCTATTTGGTAGTACGGGATTATCTTCATTGCCTACCCGTATCCCATTGGCCGGACGTGCATTTACGGCGTTCAGCCGCTCGTTTGAATATTTCATCATGGTCGGTCAGACTGAACTATATAAGGTGACCAAGGCTAAGTTGACCAATAGACCTTTAATGAGTACGACTAAGCGCACTGGCATGAGTCTTGATAGACAGATAATCGGGGATGTCCCTATCAACCAGGCCGGGGCCAGAACGGACATGATAGATGTAGGCAAAGCCATCAGGCGGGAACTTGGCACAGAGGACTATGCCATCTTAGGTATACGCCCCACCCAGCAGACCTTCGAGGCATTCACGCTGTTTGCAGCGCGGTTCTTCCGCGCTAATATCGGACTGATTGGCATGGCGATACAGCCGCGCCGCAGTATAGGTTCATGGGAAGCACGGCGTGCGTTAGCCCAAATGGTAGCAGGCGCGACTTCGCTCACTGTGGGCGCACACTACCATCAGACAGGAAGGCCACCGAACCTAACCGACCCATATGCTCCCGACTGGTTCCAAGTCCCTGTAGGTAAGACATACTTCAACTTCTTCGGGCCACTCTATCCTTACTTCAAGACGATGGCCCGTATCAGCCTGGAACTAGGGCGGGGCGACCCAGGTGCGGCTACGACTCAGGCAGCGAGGTTCTTGAGGAGCAAGGAGTCCCTACCGCTGCGAGGTATCAATCTGACCGCAGAACTGATGGTCAACGGAGAATCGACCACATTTGAGGGTGAGGCTATCGACAAGTCTTGGAAGGGTGTCGCACGGGGGGCGGCAGAATTCGGCGCACCTTTGGCTCCGACTAGCATAGCTGAAGCCGTTGCTGATGGTAGACATGAGGCGATAGTCACCGAGGTGTTTGGTCTAACAGGCCGTGCATCTCCATATAGCCAGATGGACATCTTATTCCAGCAGTACATCAACGACCCGAATCACCCGATGGCGATGGCCCGTAAGCGGCACGATAGGGAACTGGGTGGTTCTTACCGTGATGCTTCTCCAGCCGAGAAGGACTACATGAAGATATGGCATGAAGACCTTTATGAGCGAGAGATACAGGCTGGGTCTGGTGACTATGGCGACGCCAGGCGTGAATGGGATATCGCCAAGAGCGATGCTATCAAGATGGAGATATCACACGGCGAGCGCCTACATAACCCATCACACAAGGACGGCATGATAGGCGGTGCAGAATTCCGCAAGAAATTCGCGGGTATCCAACAGACGTATTGGAAGAGTATCGAAGATACCAACGCCAGGATAGGACTCTTCCAAGAAGAGCAGGACATCGACGATATCGACAACGAATATGATAAGGCGATGTACGAGTGGACGCAGATATACGAGACATCCAAGAACCCTCGAACTAACGAGATTGACTGGGAGCAGGTCGAGGACAAGAAGCAGGCATTCGAGGACAAGACCCCTGAGTATATGCTGCAATACATACACGATAATACTGGTCTAGGACACAGTAAGATAGGTCGTGAGCTAGTCCACGACAGGCGTGAACTCCGTCCGTATTGGGATAAGAAGAAGGAGATAGTTGACGACCTGCCGCCGTGGCAGCGCCAGTTACATGAAGATTGGTCTGATATGCCAGAGGAGCAGCAACGGCAGGTACGGGACTCGCGCTACCAAGAAATCAATACTAAGGTCAATCGTCTGCTCAGTCAGTGGCTCTATAGAGAAGAGAAGTCTGGCAATACGCAAGCCGGATACTGGGAAGAGAAGCTCGTCCGATGGGGATATGTCACTGACCCAGTGACCCAGCGCGGCGTAGATAAGCGATTGGAATTGAACAAGACGATGGGTATCCACGGGCAGGTCACGACCCCGCGTACAGTATCATCTGTGACGGCTGCACCATCAGCGACCCCTACTAGTGGTGACCCATACGCCGATATAACCATCCCTGCTAGATAGTTGACAACGAATAGTATTAATGCTTTGATGTACATGTGACGACCCAAAGTGTGACCTAGGTCACAGCGGCAACTCACGGAGGTAATATGGCCGACGAACAGCAAGTACCAGAAGATGTGGTAACTCAGGAACCTGATGCCCCACAGCCAGAAGTACAAGAAGCTGAGGCAGAGCCAGAGGTAGATTGGAAGGCTAGGTTCGATGAGAACCAGGCCACCCTGGATAAGCTGGAACAACAGCTTAAAACTGAGCAAGGACGTAATAGGAAGCGCGATGATACCGATTCGGCGGTGTTTGGGATAGGTGACCGTCTGGCTGCTATGGAGCAGTCAAACGCAGCCCTAATCAAGGCACTCGCTGAGGGTGACACCGATAACCTTCCACAACAACTTGGTCAAATCCAGGCCCAATCACAGAATACCCAACGTGGTCGTGCCTACCAGAACCAGTACCGCGTGCTGACTGAGCAACTAAGGGCGGCGACACAGGATGAGAGTGGCAATGACATCCTTAGCCTGTACGATGCCCCGGAGCTAGAAGAAGTACGCCAATCGTGGGTAGATGCTAACAATAAGCGCAGCGTTTCGGCGCTGTACAACACGTTAGTCCGTACTCATGAGGTGGTTCGGCAGGCAGAGCGGGGAAAGGCCAGCGAAAGGGCCGAAACCGTTAGACAAGAAGAACGCACCTCTGCAAAGCAGCGGCTGGAAGAGGCTGGTATCTATGACCTAGATACTGGTGCTGCCAGTGCTGGCGGTGGTGCCACACAAGATGATGAAACTTGGTTTCGGGAGTATGGCAAGATGGATAATCCTACCCCTGAAGACCACGCGAGAGCAAGACGAATCAATAAACGAAGGTAGGAATTAGTTATGGCTGCTGGCGATACTATTACCCAATCACTGGCCGATAGCCTTGATACTGTCGTGGCATCTGCCAGGCAAGTCCGTGAATATGAGGGCGTCATGCCCAACCTGGTGGACAAGGTTACCCTTTCTGAGGGCACCGGCACCAGCTGGCGTGAGATTTCGATGGCTGCGCTTAGTGCCCAGAACATCACCGAAACCACCACGCTGGATAACCCACAGCAGATGTCTGATACGGTCTTCAGCATCACCCCCACCGTCACTGGTATTCAAACCCTGGTGACTGACCGGGTCGCTTCCCGTATCAACTCCCAGTCCTATGCCCAGCTTGGTAGCTTGGCACAACAGGCCATCCAGCGGAAGAAAGACGAAGACGGCCTCACCGTTCTTGACGGCGCGACCACTTCCCTCTCTGGTGCTGGAACCACATTGGCATCTGGCGTCATCGCTGCGGCGGCTTACCGCATCAGCAGCAACGCCACTGAGCCGGGTAACCCGCCGTATCGGTGCGTACTCCACGGCTTCCAGATTAAAGACCTCTATGACGAACTCACCGCTCATATCGGCACGGCTGCCGCTGGTGAAACCACTGACGGTCTTACCGCCCGTGTGTTCGCAGAGGGCTTCCGTGGCAAGATTGCGGGGGTCGAGGTCTTTGAAGACGGTAACATCACCATCGACAGTTCCGACGATGCCAAAGGCGGCGTGTTCGCTCAAGAGGCCATCGTGATGGTACAGGGACG